AAGGCGGGCACGAGCCGGCACTGCCGCCGAAACGTATGCCGGCTTTCTTTAAGGCACTTATGCAGCTTGTCCCGGTTAGTCAGACGGCCCGCTGTCTTGCATTCGCGATCCTTACTTCAGCGCGCAACACAACAGCGCGTGAAGCAACATGGGGGGAAATCCAGCAGGATGATGATGGGAGGTGGCTGCACGTTATTCCTCGTGCCCGCATGAAGGTGAAGAGCGAAAAGATTCCCTTTGACCGCAAAACACCGCTTTGCCCAGAAGCCGTTCAGCTGCTGGAATCAGCCCCACGGGTAGGGAGGTCTCCAGATTCCTATATTTTCCCCAATGTGAACAAGGGGAGAAATTCTCCTTTTTCCCGTGATTCTGTCCGGGCGCTGATTAAGCGCATGCACGACAAACAGAAAAGAATTGACGGGATTGGCTGGGTAGACCCCGATCAGTTCCATGCGAAGACCGGCAAACCCCGTATAGTGACCCTCCACGGGCTCGCGCGGGCAACTTTCAATACTTGGGCCAAGGATGCCAAGGGATACTCCCACAAGCCGTTCTCGCGCGATCTGAGAGAAAGCTGCTTGGATCACCGCAACGAGTCCTACCAGTGCGCGTACGATCGGGAGCAGGCTCTGGGTGATATGCGTGAGGTCTACGATGCTTGGGGAAAATTCTGCATGTCATTGGTTCATGTCGGATAAACTGGCAGCGCTTTAAGCTCCAGCGGTATAACCGTTCAAGTGCCGGAGATTTAGCTAAACGATTGGATTAAAAACAGGTCTAACAGAGGGGCTTTGGCGGAGCGGGGCAAGCAAGAGCATAATCGGGTATGGAGGCCTGATATGGAAAATGTTGAAAAAATCTTTTCCCCTCAGACCCTATCTTGGGCGATTTCTCGTACAAAGCTAGGTGAAAAAGACCTTGAGAAGAAAATCAAGGTTAAAGAGGGGACGATAGGGAAATGGAAGAGCGGGGAGGTTGCCCCCAGCATCTCGCAGGCAAAAAGGCTTGCGGAAAGGGCCTTTATTGCTTTCCCGATGTTGCTTTTGGATACCCCCCCAGCAGACACCATACAAATCCCGGACTTTAGAACGGTTGAAGGGAAGCGTTTGGTGGAAGCAAGTCCCAATCTAAGGGACACTATTGATTACGTTACAGAATGCCAGGACTGGTACCGGGACTATCTAAAAAACGGTTTCAGTGAACCCAATGGTTTTGTTGGGAGCCTTCTCAATTATGACGACCCGGAGGAAGCTGCCAAGTTTATCTCTGAGACACTTTCTATTGCTGATCTGAGAAAAGAAGCGAATAGTCGTGGCGCGTTTATTTCGGCACTTACTAGAAAAATAGAAGCGCTGGGTATATGTGTAATGCGTAGCGGGATTGTTCGTGTAAATACAAGAAGACCGCTTGATCCTAATGAGTTTCGTGGATTCGCTTTGTCTGACGATTACGCGCCCTTTATTTTCATAAATAGCAAAGACGCTCTCGCGGGACAGGCCTTTTCTTTGGTGCATGAACTTGTCCATATAGGCAAGAATGACTCCGGGGTGTCTGGAGGTGACCGTTTCGTTACAGGTAAAGAGAGTTTTGCCAACCATGTTGCTGGCGCTGTCTTAATTCCCAAGTCTGAACTCCCTGATGAAAATGAGTTTAAAAAGATTCAGGAAGATGATCTGATTAGAAAGATTGATCAGTTGTCTCGGAAGTTAAAAGTCAGCTCGTGGGCAGTGCTGACTAGGGCGAGGGTGCTGAGGAGAATTTCTGAGGCACAGTATCGGACGGCGTTAAGCCAGATAAAGGAGCAGGGGCGGATGCAGCCGAAAGCAAGTGGATCCGCTGACTATTACAAGTCCAGAGGTGCGGCATTGGGGCGGAATTTTTCTCGAGCCCTGATAAGTTCTGTTAAGTCTGGGGCTATTCTTTATCGCGATATGTGGCAATTATCGGGGATAAAGCCAAAATCCATCGATAAATATGCAAAAGAAATTGCCTTTACTGGAGCATAAAAATGGCTTTTATCCTTGACACCAACATTTTCCTCCAAGCCAAGAATAAAGACTACCCATTTACTTATTTCCCCGGGTTTTGGGAATGGCTTGATTCTGGATTTAAAACGAGGCAGTTTCTTCTTCTTTCGTCGGTCTATAAAGAGGTATCTGGAGGAGACGATGAGGTATCGGATTGGATAAAGAGTAGAAAGCAATATGTAATTAAAGAAGAAAAGGCAAAAGATTACATAATAAACCATAAGAAGATCGTGAACTTTCTTAATGACAAAGGGTTCACACATATGAATGATTTTTTACAGAAGGCAGATGGGAGCTTAATTGCTTACGCAATGACCAGCGGGGATATGGTCATAACGCACGAACTCCCTAGGCCCGATTCTAAGAAGCATCCTAAGATTCCTGATGTATGCAATCAGTTTGGGGTTAAATGGAAGGGGCTGCTTTATCTTTTTGCCAATTCAACCCCAAAACCGATTTTCACACTCTCATAACCTTATAGCCCGTAGGCCCTCTTCTGGCGGGTAAGAGGGCTGTGGTTTTGATGCGCTTAGTGTTGCGCCGCCAGGTACCTATAGCACGGCAAATCCTTTACGGCCATGTCGTGGTGGGCGAGGATCTTTTCGACCTCATTCATGTTTGCCTCGTTCATCATTTCGTAGAAGCGCGGCGCCTCTGGAGACTGGACTGCAACGAGGAGCTGATAGACAAGGCCAAGCTGCCTGCGGAAGAGATATTTTTTGTAGTAGACGAGGGTTCTGATACGTTCCATCTCGTCTCTTGAGAGCGTGATGCTGTTTTTATCTACGAGCGCGGGGAGCTTTACCTCGCAGGTCGCGATGAAGTCGAGAGCGTCCTGAAGATCTGCGGTTTTGAGCTGGTCGTACTTGGCGATTTGGAAGCGGGCGTAGAGCGCGTGGTAGATCGTCTGGTAAGCGACAGCGCTCTTCTTTGCGCGCGCCGAGATGGCCTTGCGGATCTGAAGCTGCTCCGCGGGGGTGAGGGTGGCTGAGTAGCTTCCGGTCTTGCGGATAGCGGGGAGCACTTCACTTGTCACCCAGCGGCGAAACTTCTTAGCTTCTGGACGGCGGCTTTTGAAAATCAGAGCATAAAGACCAGACTCAGAAACGATTGAAATTTCTTGCTTTCCGCCGGGGGTGTCAATTGTATTTACACCCTTTTCGTCATCATCCAAAAGCGCAACAGAAGCACGGATATTCGAGAGTTGAAGAATCTTGCCGACATCGGCAGACGAAAACCACGGGGCACCCGAAACGAGGACAGTTCTTACGGGGGATTTCTCAAATGAGAACACAGAGAGATTAGACATAAGCATGTCTCCTAACAAGGGAATTAAATCCCTGCCACCACAACGCCAAGTGTGGCGGGCAGGCCTTGCAGGTTGGCGTACCGGTGTTAGGAGCCGGCCTCCCAAAGGGAGCCTGCAAGCCCACCCATAAAAGGTGACCTGCACGCATAAGAAAAGCCGCATGAGGCGGCTATGCGCCTAACAGTCGGGACGCCAATCCCGCGTCCGGAATCCCGGACAGGGAGAATATACCATATTCCATTCCAACGAATCCACTTTGTTAAAATGGTCAGCACAAACTTCTGGAGGGATCATGGAAGAGATACCTGAAAATATGACAGCTGATGAGCTATCAAATTTCTTTAACGAAAGGACCCCTGGAATCCCCTGCCCTATTTGCCGGCATCAGGACTGGCGAATTCTTGGGAAAGACGGTTTTGTCCGTTCAGTGCGGCTAATAGACGACAAAGGGACAGAAACAATACTTTCCGCTTTGAAAGATCTTCGCGCGGGGAAAGAAGTGACCCTTCGGGATATTGAAAAGCATCTGGATGGGACTCTTTTCCAAAACATAGCCGTAATGCGTTGTGGAAATTGTGGCTGGGTAGCTTTGTTCGATAAAACGTTCATTGAAAACGAGATCCACAATGCCAAAAATAAATGAAGAAGACTGGCTACACGCGAAGATCAAAGAATCTCTTGCGGACTATGTCCAGAAATCTGAATTTAAACCGACTGAAGAAAAGGCGGGAGCTGCCTTTACTAGGGTCGGCGATCTTTGGACGATTTTTTTCTGGGTCGACGGCTTCCTTATCGCTGCATTGGGAGGGCTGCTGCTTATCATCCTCCACCTGCACCACATCTTCTGACCTTTCAGCAAACGAGGCGATATACCCACAATTTGGGCAAACCGCCCTTCTTGCTGGGATCGGGATTGAGGTGGTCCCAGCGTCTTCCATGGGGCACCCGCATACGGGGCACGACGCGGGAACGTGAGCTAAGAATGCTTTTTTGGTCATTGTGATTCCTCTTCGTGTCTGCCAAGTAAAACTCACGCTGAGACTCCCGTACCGACGGATTTCACCCACTTCCTGATATCGTCTACCTTGAACCTCGTGCACTTTGGGCTGAGGCGCACGGGCTGAGGGAACGAGGGATCTTCCTTCACCTTTTTCCACACGGTGCTTTCCCCAATCGAGAGCATGGCCGCGGCTTCTTTCACATCCACCATCAGTAACCCCAGCGGGGGGATTGTTCTGCCACGCTTCCTCATTTCTCACTCTCCTGTTCATCTATTGCTTTATCTATAGCGGCCAAAGCTTCCTCCCCATATCCGGACACAAAAAGCTTGATTGCTTTTGAGATTTCTTTGGCTCCAGGACCGCTGATCGCATTAGCGTTTTCACAAGTCATTCTGTATTCCTTATGGTAAAGATCGCGCGAGCCTATCGGGTAGTTATGCTCCAGGAGCCATATCAGATACCAGCGCGCCTTTTTCAGGTCATCAACTGCATTCCCCTTATATGGGGCGCGCATCAGGTACTTCACAACGTTCCCAGAACAGAAATCCCGATCAGCAACGATCTCGATGACTTCGTGCGGCAGCTGGTTGTAGTGCGCCGGGTGATTGATTTTTTCTTCAGGCATAGTGGATCTCCTTCCCCTTAAGCCCCAGCATCCCGTCCAGTTCGGCTTCAGCCTTATCGAAAACCCAGAGGTTCCGAGACTCCTGGCTGTGGCAGGTGTTGACTTCATGTGGTTGATAGACCGAGGTGATAGCCTCAAAAAGCTGAAGCATCAGGTGTTTGCATCGCTTCAGCTGCGGGTAAAGGATCCTCTTGTGATCCAGCCAGCAGTTAAACGCCGCCTGCAGGCACTTATTCGCCTCAGCGATCACCTCCCGGTATTCATCCCGCTCGATGAGAAGATTCCCAAGCACCCACGCCATGACGAGCTGATCCTTGGTTCTCCCGAAAAGCCTTTTCATGTAAGGATCCTCCCCTTTGCTCCAGTAGATCGCGTCCAGGGGGAAGAGGAAGTCCTGCGCGAAATCATTCAGCATGTCAGGCGTCCAGTCCTCACCGCGGATCAGGAAACTGCAATGTTTCTCAGCGCTCGCCCAGGTGACTTTATGGTGGTGCTTCTTTCGAGGCTTCTTACTGGCGGGCATTTCCGCTCTCCTTAAGGCCTTTGCCCTCAGAGGGGAAGAAGTCCTCCGCCTGATCAATCAGAGCCTTCAGCCGCTCGCACGTCTCTTTATCTTTCAGCACGTAATCACCCTGCAGTGTGTTGAAAGCCCCAACACGGATCAGCAGTTTAGGGTTGCCATTTCCGATTTCAATTGAGAATTTCGCTTCACACATTTTGTTCTCTCCTCTCTCCAAGATTCATGAGCTTCCTATATTGGCTGTCGACCTCCGCGAGGAATACCCGACAAGCCTCAAGCGTCCCCGCAAGATGTTCGGGGGCGGGTTCATATCTCCGGATAAAAAGCGTGAGCTCCGGATTCTTTGCCTCAAGCCGCGGGTCATAGTCAACATAGTCGCACCATTTCCTGCCGGTACAGATTAACTGCACGTCCATCTGCAGGAGATACTCTGGCGCTGGGACCCCAGCCGCTATGCGGCGAAGGTGGGTTACAGTCTGCGGGCACTTGATTTCTACAAGCCCATCCGAGCCGACCAAGCCATCCGGGGACGCTCCAAACCAAGGAATATCCGGGTGCGGGATGAAGCCCACCAGATCCACCATCTCGCCTGTAGCCGCTTCATACGCCTCGCGTGCCTCAGCTTCATGATCAATCCCCCACTGCATCGCCCAGGTCGTCCCGGAACTCTGCGCAACTCCGGTTGCCCGTTCCGCGATCAGTGTATCAATCAGATCCTGCCTGGATTTGAGCGGTTTCCCGGTCTTCGCCGATATCGCCAGCGCGTCAGCCGCGCGGGATGCCGTGAGACAGCCGCAACGGTCTGAGAACCACTTCGCGGTTCGCTGGAGTGGGTTTGCGTCTCCGTGGCTAAGTGATTCAGCCTGCATTTCCTTCTCCTCCTTCAGCAAATGCCTTCAGTTTTTCGTGCTCGCCTGACGAGACGAGGATCTTTCTCTCAGTTTGAGAGACACTCTTGAAGAAAGTTCTGTATGCTTCGAGGCCGCTCATAGCGGCGCCACGGGCACGGTCCAGCAAATCCTGCGAGACTGGCGCCGCGGCTATCTCGGTTCCCTGTTCGGCGTCAGGGTCTGGCATGCCGATAACCGGGATGCAGAAGGTCTGGAACATCGCGCTCTTAAACGCGTAGCTCATCGCCTTGCCGCTTGCCTTGTCGCTGCTGTCAAGCCCTTCTCCGAGCGCCTGTGCGGTAAAGGAGCTCCCGTCTTCAGTGCTTACAAAACGATATGTAATCGTTGTCCGAACAAGGCGCTGCACACCGCCGCCCCGAGTGCTGACGGACTGCTCCGGTTCCTGGTCAATTCGCTCTGGGTAGATGATCAGATGGTGCTGATACAGAAGCGGGTTTAAAGCCGCCAGCACATCTTCAATCGAGCGGTATGAGAACCGCAGCCCTTGAGAGGATCGCTTCCCGATGCCGGCTCTGCCAAGATCGCGGGCGACTTCCAGCACCGCGCCGTATACCTTTGCTGTGCCTTCCATCTCACGCTCCTTTCCTAAAAATCAGTGTTACATAGTTCATTTGAGTTCCTTTTCTCCCAGGTGGGATGATTGAGTTCGAGCGAACCTGGTAAACGCTCATCACTCAACCATCCCTTAGGAGAATTGAAATGACCAAGTTTTCAAAAGAAGAGGCTTTCCAGCTCCTTCTTGAGGGCATTAGAAGCGGCTCGATCAACTTCCCGTTCCTCCAGAAGTTCAATGAGGAAGAGGCAGAAAAGATCATCAAAGCCGTTTACGCCAGAAACAAAATGAGCATTGCTGAGGGATCTCTGTCTCAGAAGATCCCGGAGGCCATGAGCTTCTATGGCAGAGCGGACGCCATTTATATCCGAAGCCTGATTGACGCCCTCACTATGGATCTCGGGAATTAAAAAACTTCCAAGAGGTTGCCTGGAATATTCTTCCGGTAACCTCTGCTGTAAACGGCCAAGCAAATCTGAGCACTCATCCATGAGTTCTCCAGGAGTAAATTTGCCTGCCCTGGCCTTCAGCCATTCCGACCAGATCTGCCTGGCAGTCTCGGCAGTTAACTTTTTGTCTTCCATCTCACACCTCCTCCTTTGGAAGTTTTCCTCCAAAAAAAATCCGCCTGACTTGCGCCTGGCGGATTGTTATAAGATTGATATAAGAAAGTATTAAATTTTGTAAAACGACATTGATCCATAAAGCTAATATCCCTACAATAGTGGTGCGGGCAGTTGAGGCTGTGCCGTATACTCTGTGGGGTCCGAATTAACGTTTAAGCGATCTATTAAGATAGCCGGCCACAGGGGAGAGAAGAGCTGCGAAAGCGGCTCTTCTTTTTTTTGGATGCGCTCAGCAGGGGGCATATCGCGAAGGTTGAAAGCCCATTTGCTCGCCCGTTGATGGGAATGGCGTGGTAATATCTGCCACTACCCTATGTAAGAAAAACAAAGATCTATGGACATCTTTATTTATTCGGATGAATCAGGTGTATTTGACAATATTCACAATGAGATTTTTGTGTTCGGTGGATTAATGTTTCTGTCTTCTAAAGAAATGGATGATGCTATGCGGCTATATGCCTATGCAGAACAAATAGTCCGGAAAGAAGAACACCTCGAAGATTGCTGTGAGGCAAAGGCTTCAATATTGTCAAATAAATCTAAAGGGAAACTTTTTAGATCTTTGAATCGATTTCATAAATTTGGTGTGGTTGTTACCCAACGCCAACTACATAAAGATATTTTTGCAGAGAAAAAATCAAAGCAAAGGTATTTGGATTATGCGTTCAAAATTACTGTTAAGCGGCAATTTGAGAAATTTATCAAAGAGGGGAAAATAAATAAATAAAGAAGAATCAATAACTTTGCATTTTTATGTTGATGAGCACACTACCGCCACGAATGGGAGATACGAATTAAAAGAAGCTCTTGAGCAGGAATTTAAAATAGGGACATTTAATTACAACTATCAAAAGTACTTCCCTCCAATTTTTAAGAATCTTAAAAAAATTCATTTAGATTATTGTGATTCAAAAGTAAAGCCGTTAATTCGAGCTGCAGATATCGTGGCCAATAAAATTTATTTTTTGGCTACACAACATCAGATAGATTTGCTCTCTTCAAAAAAGAAGATTTATATCATCGAGTTACCTTAAGCTGGCGTTTTGTCCTCCCTGCACTGGTGGAACCTGCCCCAGGCCTATGGCTCAGAAGAGCTTCAGGAAGTTAGCCGCGTGAGGTCGTGCAGCTTGTCACTCGGGCTCCCCGGCATGCCGCTGCCGGATCAGAGCCGTCCGGGGAATTTCACCCCTTGAACTTGCCTTTATCGCAAGCCCTTATGTCTGGAGCGAATCCAGAGATAAAGGTTCGCTCGTGGCAGGGGATCACACCCCCGCGATTGCGCAGATTGCCCAGTACACCCAGCCGAGCACCGTTGCCGCCCCGATGAGTGCGAGGAACAGGGCTGTACCCAAGATGACGTTGTCTTTCATTTGCTTCCTCTTTCTTTTCAGGTCCCCCCGTGAGAAGATCGGAATGCGGTACCCACCAGTAACCGCGCATTCAAATCAACTCACAGGAGGAAACTCATGGATAAGCCATCAAACGCCTTTGCCGCCGACGAGGCCGCCGATATCATCATCGCGGGGATTGAGAGCGGTGCTATCGGATTTCCATTCCTTCAGGCGTTCAACCAGGAGAGATTCCCAAATAGTGTTAAAGGTGACCTCAAAGAGGTCCCCCCGGGGCAGGCTGATATCTTTGAACAGAAGGTAAATGAGGCAATACGTAACAAACTCCCGTCTATGCTTGGGTATCTGGCCAGAGCCGACGCTATGTACCTCCTTTGCCTCAGGCAGATGCTTATCACCGGGCTCACTGAGGAAGAAGCCGAGCGGGTCGTCAGCGCCGCCATCCACGGACTCATGTAATTCCTTAAGAACCGCGACTAGATTCCCTGTTACGGGGCCGAACCTGTAAGCAGCTTCGGCTCCGTTTCTCAGCTCAGCCGCCCAGATATCCCGGGCGGCGTTTTTATCAAGCTTGACGGCTGTCATTCCTCGCACTCCTTCTTAAATTCGTTGGCAAGAACCTCAACCCGGAGCGCCGCGAGCTTTGCGGCCTCTAAAATCTTCCTCACGTAGACGGCTGAGTCTTTAGCCTGGAACTCGCCGTCGGCGTACCACCGTGCCGCGTAGCCAACTTGTTCGACTGCGAACTTCGTGTCGCGGATCAGCATTTCCAGCTTTTCTTTGTTCATGTCTTTTTCCATGTCTGTCTCCTGTTAATCGATCAGCTCGCACTCGGCGGTTGCTACACCGCCTGAACGAGTCCTTACCTTGCGGTAGATGTGGAACCAATCCCCCTTGTCCGTAGCTTCGTGTGCTGATTCATCAATCTCGTCGCCTGATGGCATGAAATCACTTGTGAGGCGGATAAAGTCCTCAAAGGTCAAGGGCTTCTCCTGAGAGAAGGTTCCTTCGATATCCGCGAAATTGGATTTGATGCTGATTCGGTAGGTGTACATGCGGGCTCCTTGATGTGGATTTCTGTTGACAAAACAAACTTTATACTTGTTTCTAAACGTTGTCAACATATCGCAACACAGCCCGCCTAAAATTTGATTTTTGTCAACAAATAGGCAAAAGAAAAGCCGCACGAAGGCGGCTTGGAAAAGACTTTGAAGGGCTTATAGGCTAAAGCCGTTGAAGGTGTACACGACGCGCCCGATGATTGTTGTGCGCTCCAGCACGTCCTGAGTGATTTTTTGTGGAGGGTATCTTGGGTTGTCGCTTAAAAGAGTAATTGTACCGTCCAGATTGCGCTGGATACGCTTTATCAAAAGCAGGTCATCAGCTTGTAGGCAGTAGACCCCTTCACGTCGAAGCTCATTTTGGTTTCTGTCTACGAAGCAAAAAGCGTTTGAGGCAATCGTCGGCTCCATCGAGTCGCCGGAGCTCGGGACGATATTTATATGCGATATGGCAGATACACCAGGGAGCCCCTTTAGAAACCAAACTGCTACATCCAAGAAGCCAGAAATGATGTCGTCAGAGGGCGCGATTTGAGCGCCACACCCTGCGCATGCATCGTAAACCGGGATCCGGATATATCCATCCTGAGCCTCGCCCACGCGGCTTTTTGTAATCGTCTCTGGGAGAGAGTCTTGGTCTCCAGACTTCAGCCACAGAGGAGTAGTCCCTAGGACTTCTGCGACCTTCGTGAGTGCTTCTGGTGATGGCTCATTTCTCCCGGTCATCCAGTAGCTCACACTTTGCCGGCTTTTACCGACAGCCTCAGCAAGGCTTGCCGCAGATACCCCACGCAAGACCATCAGGTCAGATAAACGCTTAGACAAACTCATGGCAACCTCCGTCATTAAATAGTAACAAAGTGGTGACAGAGAGAGAATAATTTGATTGTTGCTTATTGTTGACTTATACTTAAATAAAAATCAACAAAAGGCAAATTTTATGGCTATCACGAATCCGACTGAGTTTGTCCTTGAGTCGCTCGGATGCTCCCAGACTGATCTAGCGAAAAAGCTGGGGGTGCAAAGAGCGACGGTCTCTATTTGGAAAAAGCGCGGAGCCATCCCGGTAAAAAGCGTGAAGCGAGTTGCTGAGGTGACAGGCATCCCCGCATATATCTTGTGCCCGGATTATTTCCCGGCGCCGCCGATGAGTGTTGGATCCCCGGATCCTGCTTCTTCTAATCGCGATTAAAAGCAGGCAAGCCGATGTCATACCGTCTAGTCCAAGCCTGTATGGATATGCGAGGAGAGCCCCTTTCTTCTACGGAGTGGCGTGTATTTCTCGTGCTGTGCCGCTATGCAGGGGAAGATAGCACTTGCTTTCCGACACGGAAGACGATCGCTGATGCAGGGCGTCTAAACGTGCGCTCTGTAATCGATGCTCTTCATACGCTCAAAGAAAAAGGCTGGATCGACTGGACTCAGCCAGCTGGGAAAAAGCGCACTTTCTCCATCTTTACCAGCAAGATGATGACCTACCTTACACCTGTGCAGGAAAGTACACCCGTGCAGGAAAGTACACCCGTGCAGGAAAGCACACGGGAGGGATGCGGAAAAGTACACCCGGGGGGTGCAGAAAGATGCACGGGAGGGGTGCAGGAAAGTGCACCCGAATATGTCATAGAAGAAGTCAAAGAAGAGACTCCCCTACCTCCCCCCCTCGCCTGCGGCGAAGCGGGAGGCACAGACACACCTCTTCTCGCTATCCGAGATACCGGATGCCTGGAAGGACTACATCGAAGCCGTACGTCCTGATTTGGATCCTAAGAAAGTCTTTACTGACTTCAGGTTCTACTGGGAGAACGGCAGAGGTTCCTCCACCAGAAGGTCAGATAAGGGCTGGACGCAAAGCTGGCAGACATGGGTAAGGAGAGAGAAAGAAGCACAAAGAAGGGAAGGAGGTCAAAGAAGAGGAGAAGAGTTTCATCCTGGGGACCTGGACACAACAGGCTTTAGGGACATGTTCAGGTGAGTGTGAGGGGCAAAGGTGAATGAGGATGATCGAAGCGAATTGCCGAAAGCTTGGAGAGTTCGTGATTGTTCTCTTCCAAACCGAAAAGGAAGCACCACCATTCGATGGTGATGTGGTGAACATCCTTCCATCGGACAGAGTCGAGATCATCGATTGGTCTTTTCTTTGTGACCGAAAGGTTCATGTTCTGGCAGTAGGTGAGGATTCAAAGAATTATTCGGTCGGTTCTCTTGGTGACCAAAGAATGAGGCAGTGCATGAAAGAAATCCTCGCGGCAAGTCCTGCCATGGTGGTTTTCTCAGCTGAAGGACACGAAGGAACCGTGAAGGGCTTTATCAAACGTTTCAGAAGGAACACAGATGGGAGCAGCTATGCAGAGTTTTGAATTGAAGCCGGAAGAGGTGAAAGGCTTCTGGTCTGGGAGAAAGCCCTCGCCAGATATCATCCTTGCCGCACAGTTTCAATCCGAAATCATGGAACGGGTCGAACATCAGGCGGCGTCCGCCGGGGAACCCTGTCCGATCATCCCCAGGTTCCGGCTCAGGAAGGGGGAACTGACGATCTGGGCAGGCGGTAACGGTGACGGCAAGTCCGCCATGATGTCCCAGATTGCCCTGTCGATGATGATGCGGGGAGATTCAATCTGCATGCTGTCGTTCGAAATGGAGCCGCAAAGCACGATCCTTCAGATGATCCGCATGGCTTACGGGCGCCGTCTTTCCCCGAACGAATCCGGGAAGGTGGAGAAGTTCTTCGACTGGTGCGAGAAGAGGTTCTGGATCTACCGGAACCGGGGAGCGATTGACCCGGCTTACGCTTTGGACGCTGTCGCTTACGCAGCCGCGGCGAAGGGGTGCGCGCACGTCTTCGTGGATAACCTGATGATGCTCACCGGCGGGGATAACTCCGACCAGCTTTACCAGACTCAACGCTACATCGTTGAGCAGCTGAAGCGGATCGCGGTTGATTGCCAGACCCATATTCATGTGGTCGCCCATCTTCGTAAACCCTCTTCCTCTCAAAGCATGAAGTCACCGCCCGGGAGGTATGAGATCTCAGGATCCAGCGATATCTCGAACCTGGCGGATAACGTCGCTGTTGTTACCCGTAACCGGGATAAAGAGAACGAAGCTGAGCGTCTCCAAACAAAGAACGTCGGGTGGGATAAGGAAGCCGACACGCTGATCAAGCTTGATAAGCAAAGGAAGAACGGTCAGGTCATCTGGCAGAAACTTTGGTTCGAGAAGAAATCCGGTCAGTTCTGTCTTTCTCCTGAGCGCCAGCTGATGGAGCTGATGCCGAAGAATCTGAGCGGGGCAGATCTCACCAGATCTCATCAGGCGGACGCTCTGAATGTGGCGGGCGGCGACGGGTGGCTTTGAGGACGCGAAGAAATGATTTCAAACAGATTTATCGCGGAGACTCTCTCGGGAGCGGTCGAGAAGCTGGATAAGGGAAGAGCCAAGCGCCGCGAAAAGCAGAAGAAGTACCGGGAGAGAGCCGCACGGGAGGCGGCGATGAAGGGAAAGGCTTCCTCTTTCTCTCACCCTAATTTAAACGCGCCAGGAGCTTCGAAATGAGATTTTCAGTACAAGGGAGCGGCGAGGGAGAAGAGAGGGCAGGAAGGCGCCTTCTCGCCCCGGGAAACGGTATCAAAGGTAAGGATAGGAGTACAGCATGGCATCAGTAAATCGTGTGACCCTTCTGGGTCGCCTGGGGAGAGACCCCAAGATGAGCGACGCGCAGGGGCTGGCAATCTGCCGCCTCGCGCTTGCCACTACCC